AAAACCTATTTGGGATCACTATGGATATACAAGAGTTTGGAAACCAACAAAAAACATTATAGGTGAAGCTTATCAAATACCTAGCTGGGACAGACCATCTTATGGCTTAGATAAGCTTTTAGAAAAGATAGAAACAACAAAAGAAAACTTTCTGTTTACGTATCGTGGTAATCCTACAGATACAAAAGTAAGACAGTTTCTTAAAATTAATGGTATACAATTTGCACATATAAAAAGCACAGCGTACGTATCAAACAAAGAACTAAGGTGTCATAAAGTATGGCATAATTTTATTGAAGGAGAACCCATGTCTCTTAAACAGATAAAAGATTTTTGGGATTATATAGGTAGTATCGTAGTTGTAAGAGGTAAAGGTAAGAACACAGACCCATTTAAAGACTGGGTAAAACAAGATTATACTATAGACCAACTCATCTCTAAAAACTATTTAAAAGATAGTGTTAAAAATGAAAGAAACTTTTCTTTGATAAGGACTAAAGTAGACCCAGAAAGAATTAAATATATTGATAACGCACTGCACAAAGGTGTTGATTTAGATAATGATGTTAGAGTGAAATATGGAAACATACACGAAGTAAAAGGAACAACGTTTGATAATGTAATAGTGGACGAAACAAGAACAAGGGTCGAAGAATACTTTACACAACTAAGATTAAAATTTGTAGCATACAGTCGAGGTCGAATAGATTATTGGACTGTGCAATCATCTGATAAATATAAACTAGGAGAAAGACGTGGCAGTCAAATCTAAAGATCCTTACAAAAAACAAATTGCAGGATCTCACTATAGTAATTTTAAAGTGCAGCCGAGCAAGTTTATTAACGACAACAAGTTGCTTTTTGCGGAGGGGAATGCTATAAAATATATATGTAGGCATCCTTACAAGAACGGAAAAGAGGATCTGGAGAAAGCCATACATTATATAGAAATGATAATAGAGAGAGACTATAAATAATGTGTACTGTACCAGAGCTAATTGAGTTAGATCTGAAAGGCGTAGATACAGTAGCCATCGACTTAGAGACTTACGATCCAGGGCTAAAAAAACACGGATCAGGGGCCATCAGAGGAGAGGGTTTTGTTTGTGGTATTGCGGTAGCCACAAAAAATCAGACCTTCTACTTTCCCATCGCACATGCAATGACAGGCAACCTAGATCCGAAGTTTACCTGGAACTTTCTCAACCAAAAAATATTCCAAAATAAAAATATAAAAAAAGTTTTTCACAATGCAATGTACGACGTATGTTGGATAAGAGCGGTCACAGGGCAAATGCCTCAAGGTAAAATATTAGATACTATGATAGCAGCATCTGTATTAGATGAAACAAGAATGAGATATTCTTTAGATGCTATCAGTAAAGATTATTTAAAAGATTCTAAATATAAATATGATCTACAAGAAAAGGCAGCAGCTTATGGTGTAAAAGATCCCATAAGTAATATGGATAAGTTACCTTACTCTGTTGTAAAAGATTATGCAGAACAAGACGTTACATTAACTTACAAACTGTGGGAGATATTTGATAAAAAATTAGACGAAGTATTATATCAGCAAAAAGAAAAAACATGTAGAAAAATATTTGATTTAGAAACAAAATTATTTCCTTGTTTAGTTGACATGAAATTTAAAGGAGTTAAAATTGATACCCAAAAAGCAAAGCAGTTTGGTAAGTTTCTAGAAAAAAGAAGAGATAATTTAATTAAAATAATAAAAGCAAGAACAGGTATTGATGTGGAGATATGGGCAGCAGCATCAATAAAAAATTTATTAGACCAACAAAAGATTACAGATTACAAAAAGACTCCTAAGTCTGGTATGCCACAGTTACCAAAAAATTATTTAACTACACATAAGAATAGATTTTTAAGAATGATAGCTAAAGCTAGAGAGTGTGATAAAGCAAAGAATGCTTTTGTAGAGGGACTACTAAACTTTGTACACAAAGGTAGAATACACGCAGACATAAATCAAATTAGATCTGACCAGGGCGGTACAGTTACCGGTAGATTTAGTATGAGTAATCCAAACTTACAGCAGATACCTGCAAGAGGTTTTATTGGTAAGAAGATGAGAGAGATGTTCTTACCAGAAGAGGGTCACACGTGGGGTAGCTTTGACTACTCACAACAGGAACCTAGAATAGTCGTTCACTATGCCATAAAAATATTAAAAAACCATGAGTCTGTTTCACCAGAAACTAAAGATAAACTAGATGAACTAAAAAATTTATATGAGGATACAGATGCAGACTTCCATAAGATTGTAGCAGACATGGCTGGAATAGAGAGACGACAAGCGAAGACGATCAATTTGGGTCTTTTTTATGGCATGGGTAAAATTAAATTAAAAAA